TACAAGCCCATTTAAAGTTGGTTTAGCAACTAATTGGAATTTAATATTTTGCGGATGGAACACAACAATAGCAGGGCAATACTAACATGCCAATAATAAACTATACCAGCAAACAATATAGTGGCATTTGGAATATTAGTAAGGTCACTAACAATCTTGCTAATAACACTTGGCCAACACAACAAGCTTCTTTGTATGATTGGGGAAACAATAATTATGGTCAACTTGGATTAAACAGTACTGTAAGCTATTCAAGTCCAAAACAAGTTGGCGCTCTAACTAATTGGTTATCAATATCTAGTGGCCCATACAATAGATTAGCAATCAAAACAGATGGAACTCTTTGGGCTTGGGGACAAAATCAATATGGTTGTTTGGGATTCGGCAATTCCGGCAGCATTACATATTATTCAAGCCCAAAACAAGTTGGTACATCATCAAATTGGAAACAAGCAGTTATTGCAACAGAACACAGCGCAGCAATCAAAAATGACGGAACTCTTTGGACATGGGGTCAAAACCAACAAGGACAGCTTGGTCTCAACAATACTGTTTATTTTTATGTTCCGACTCAAGTTGGCGGATTGAGTAATTGGAGTACTGCGGCTGTTTTGTATGGTGGAACCACATTAGCAATCAAAACAGATGGGACTCTTTGGGGTTGGGGGTACAATGGTAACGGCCAATTAGGACTCAACAATACTAATAATTATTCAAGCCCTGTGCAAATTGGTTCGTTGACTAATTGGAAAATGCTAGCAAATGGGCCTCAATATATGTTAGCAATTAAAACAGATGGAACGTTATGGGCCTGGGGAAACAATAATTATGGTCAACTCGGTCTTGGTAACAGAACAAATTATTCAAGCCCAAAACAAGTTGGTGTATTAACTAATTGGAAAAGTGTTATTAGTGGCGCATATCAAAATACTATATTTGCAATCAAAACAGATGGAACTCTTTGGTCTTGGGGGTATAATAATGCACAAGGGGTGTTAGGAATAGGTGTTATTAATACGAATTACTCAAGCCCAGTTCAAGTTGGTGCATTGACTAATTGGGCAACCGTTTCATCTGGTGGCGGCCACGCTGCAGCAATCAAAACAGATGGAACGTTATGGGCTTGGGGAAGAAACTTATATGGTTGTTTGGGTTTAGGAAATGCAACAAATTATTCCAGCCCCAAACAAGTTGGAACATTAACTAATTGGCTTTCAATAAGTTGTGGGTATGCTAGTAATGCAGCAAGACAATTTGTTGGATATCAATAAAATAAAAAAAGGAGAAGTAAATAATGGCACTTTATGTACAAATAATCGATGGTCAGGTTGCTCAGTGTATTGATACTGTTCCACCATCACCAATTGGAACTGATGGTTGGAAAAATGCGGTTGAGGTTAAACCAACAATCGATTTCAATAAACAGAGATACGATGGTCACACGTGGGATTTGACAAAAGATCCTGTTGAAATTGTTTATGCAACAGCAACATTTACTCTTGACGAAAGAAAAAATCAGATGATAATAAGAGCAAATGCTCCTGTTATGGAACTAACAATGGAACAGAATTTTGCTAAGCAAGCAAATCAGGCATTTGATGCAACAAAGTTGACTGCTGCACAAGCTACAGCAAACACAATTATTACTCAGATTAATGCAGCAACAACTGATGCTCAATTGGATGCTATAACAATCTAATAAATACGATATATATTATGGAGTTTAATATGATCAACTTTGACAAGAGAGTGATTGTTTGTGATGACTTCTTTCCAGATCCTCATGGAATACGTGATATTGCATTAGAATCGCAATATGAAGATTACAACATCAACAATAATTATCCTGGAATAAACAGCAAAAATCCATTCTGGGATAATAATCTTCAAGCGATTCTTTCATCAATAACTGGGAGTGGCGTTTATCCAACTCCCAATTCATCTTGTGGTCATTTTAGATCAACAAAGAAAAATGACACATCAAAACAAGTAATACACTTTGACCCAAAGCCTGAGCAAAAGTGGGCTGGTGTTGTTTATTTGAGTTTACCCAAAGATTATCAAGATATTGATTGTGGAACAAAAATGTACAGACACAAGAAATCAAATATGTCTGTTGCACCATTTGATTATAAACAATCCAGTATAATTGGTGTTCGAACACAAGAGGATATGGTAAAATTTTTTGAAACTGATGGTGTCAACGACTCACTTTGGGATGTTGAAATCAACATTCCATTTAAATTCAATCGATTGGTTTTATTCAGACCATGGATGTGGCACGGAATTGCTGGACAATTTGGCAATTCAATTGAAACAAGTAGATTAACACAACTTATATTTTTAAATGAGTATTGAGAGGAACAGATAATGGCGATTAGAATTTTAGTTATGGGACTTCCGGGTTCTGGAAAAACAACATTCACTGAAGAATTGATTAGATTGATGGCGAGCAGCCCACTTGATGCTGTTGAGTGGTTTAATGCTGATCAAATTAGAAAAAAGTATAATGATTGGGATTTCAGTGAGAGCGGTAGAATTAGACAAGCTCAAAGAATGAGAGATCTTTCTGATAATTCTAATGCTCAATATTGTATTGCTGATTTTGTTTGCCCATTGCCTGAAATGAGAAATATTTTTAAGGCTGATTGGGTTATTTGGTTAGATACAATCAATGCCGGTCGTTATGAAGACACAAACAAAGCATTTATTGAACCAGATTTATATGATTTCAGAATCCCAGAACAAAATGCAGAAAAATGGGCAAAATATTGCTGGGAACGAATTAGTAATAATCAAAGAAGACCAATTTTTGATTGGAAAAAAGAAACCGTGCAGATGCTTGGTCGTTGGCAACCATGGCATGCTGGTCACAGAGCATTATTTGAAAGAGCAATTAAAAAAACCGGACAGGTTTCTATTATGATAAGAGATTGTCAAGGCTGGCAGGGGTCAAACCCATTTGAATCAAACAGAGTTATTAATTATATCAAAAAGGATTTAGACCCATTGTATCAGGGAACATATCAGGTTCTTATTGTTCCAAATATTGTCAATATTACATATGGAAGAGACGTGGGCTATAAAATTGAACAAGAGGTTTTTGATGAAAAAACTCATGCAATTAGTGCAACCGAAATTCGCAAGGAAATGAAGAAAAAGGGGCAGATATAAATAGTAAGAGTATTTTTACAAAGAGAATAATAAATGGCTTGGATAAACAGTAGAGACGACTTCAAACAGTACTGCCTTCGCAAGCTTGGTGCTCCTGTCATAGAAATTAATATTGACGAAGATCAGGTAGAAGATCGAGTAACTGAAGCTCTAAAATTTTACTGGGACTACCATTTCGATGGTGCTGAAAAGGTTTACTACAAGTACCAAGTGACGCAGACAGACATTACCAATAGATATATTACGATGCCCGACAACATCATCGGCGTTGTATCTCTATTTCCCGTTGGTCAGTCATTGAACACCAATAACCTATTCAACATTCGATATCAGATCGCATTGAACGATCTTTACACACTTACATCAGTATCAATGGTGCCATACTATATGGCATTACAACATGTACAGTTCCTAGAACAGATGCTTGTCGGTCAGCAACCACTGAGATATAATCGCATCATCAATAAGCTGTACCTAGACATGGACTGGTCTTTGGTAAACGTTGGTGATTACATGATCATCGAGGCGTATCAGGTAATTGACCCGGATGTCTACGTTAAAGGATACAATGAACGTCAGCTACAAAATTATGCTACTGCTCTGCTGAAGGAGCAATGGGGGTCTAATCTAAAGAAGTACAGCGGCATGCAGCTACCCGGTGGTATTACGTTCAACGGTCAGCAGATATTCGATGAAGGTAAGGCTGAGAAAGAAAGACTTGAGCGTGAAATTTATGATAGTTCATTGCCGGTAATTGATATGATTGGCTAGTTATCGAATGGCTACTAATTTTTATTTTAACAACTATAAGAATTCAGGTGAGCAGGATCTTCTCGAGAGTCTTATCGTAGAAGCTATTCGCATCTACGGTGAAGATATGTACTATATCACACGTAACATCAACAACCTAGACAAGCTATATACAGCTGACGATCAATCATCTTATACTAAGGCATTTCTTTGTGAGTTCTATATCAAGTCAGTAGATGGATTCTCTGGTGATGGTAACTTCATGTCAAAGTTTGGACTTGAGATTCGCGACCAAGTTGTATTCTCAATAGCTCAGAGAACATTCTCTAATGAGATCGGTGCGTATACAACACTGATAAGACCGAACGAAGGTGATCTGATCTACTTTCCGTTGAACAACAAGTGCTTCCAGATCAAGTTTGTACAAAAATTTGAGATGTTCTACCAGTTAGGAGCTCTCCAAACCTGGGAAATGACTTGTGAGTTGTTTGAGTACTCGGATGAGGTATTTAATACTGGCATTCCGGAGATTGATGCGATTCAGAACAAAGAATCAACTAATATCCTTGATTATGTCATCATGGATGAGCAAGGCAACTTCATCACCGACGAACAGGATAACTACTTGGTCGTAGAGGCATATAACCTGGATACGATACTCGGAACTGGAACTAATCAAGATATGGCTAATGAATCGAATACATTCATCGACTGGTCGATTCAGGATCCTTTTAGTGAGGGTGCTATCTAATGTTCGGGCAAACTTTCTACTGGCAGACGATTCGTAAATACGTTTCTCTTTTTGGAACGCTTTTTGATGATATTCATATCATTCGCACCAATACATCTGGGCAAGAAACTGCATATATTAAGGTGCCAATTACCTATGCCCCTAAGGAGAAGATGCTGGCCCGTGTCCAGCAAGACCCGAACATTGACCGTCCAACTGCAACACTAACGATGCCATTCATGTCATTCGAGATGACAGATGTTAAATATGATGGCGATCGAAAATTAAAAACTATACAAAGAACAGCAAATAAACTAACAACAAATGCCAGCAGCTTACAGTATCAGTATATGCCGGTGCCATATAATTTTGGCTTCAAACTATTCATAATGGTAAAAAATGCTGAGGACGGAACAAAGATCGTAGAGCAGATACTTCCTTACTTTACACCAGACTTTACTGTTACTTTGCAGTTGATTCCGCAGATGAATGAGCTGAAAGATTGCCCCATCATTCTTAATAGTATATCACAGGAAGACACGTATACCGGCGACTTCAAAGAGCGCCAGAGTTTGATATGGACATTGGATTTCACTCTCAAGGGTTATCTATATGGTCCAGTCAAGTCAATTCCAGTAATCAAATATGCTATCGTCAACTATTATACACCAGAAGTTCCGGATGGTCAACTTGATACTGCTGTTGGTGTTGCGAATGCAGTATCACAGACAATCGATCAACCTGGTCTAACTCCTTATTTAACAAGCGATATAACAACTCTTAACGATGATAATACGATATACACCATTGATGAGTATGGCCCAGATTCTGGTGGTAGGCCAACTTCCAATGCATCTATGTCTATACCGGTTTCAATGATTACGGTAACCGATGACTTTGGCTTTGTTATAACTAAGACAGACTTTCAATGACAGCAAACAATGATCCTATCGCGAATGCCTTAAATTTGACACCAATGAAATCAGATACAGTTGTTAAGTCAATTGTCGCTGGAGCTCATGATAATAGTGCAAAAACAGATTTCGAAATGGCAAGGTCCAATATACATGAAGTAATCCAGAATGGTACATTTGCTATGGAGAAACTATCACAGATAGCAGATTCTAGTCAGCACCCAAGAGCCTTTGAAGT